AGCTTTAGTAGAGCAGATAGCTTAGATTCATATTCAACAAACTTTGCATCTGCATCAATTATACTGCGCAGCAACTGTTCACGACCTTCTGCCAATTCTTTTGCGCGGCAGCGGCAATCTTCAAGTTTTGAGTCACGGACGCTTTCTTCAATCTTTTGACTACAAGTTGGGCATTCGGTGTTATGCTCGTAGAACTTAGATTCCGTAACAATCTTTTTGATGTTGTCCTTAATCTGATGTTCGTATCCTTTTAGCTTTGTGCGTGTCTGTTCAGTCGACTTTAATGTTGCGCGTGTCGATTCGTATGCACCGTTGTATTCAACAAGCATCTCTTCATTCTTCTTAAGAAGCTCGTCTATCTGTTCACGTAGGTGGAGTATCTCGTCATCATACTTTGCTGCATTAGTTTCTCCGATAGACTTTAAGCTATCGATGTATTTACGCTGCATAACAATCTTCTCATTGATTAGGCTATGCTGATATTCAGTGTCTTTGATCGAGTCCTTTAGCTTTGCGGTGCTTTCCTTTAGCACACCATTCATTCTTGAGAAGATAATGATGTCAAGCAGGTCCTCAATAACTTCACGTCGGTGGTAGGCACTAAGTTGCATAAATGGAACGAAGTTGCTGCTACCTAGTACCACCACCTGGTGAAAGCTCTTATGATTTAATTTCAGAATGTTTGTCTCAAGCAATTTCTGATAGTCACGTGAATGACTTTCTTGATTGATCATTACACCATTTACCCAAATCTCAAAGATGTTGGGTTTAAGCCCTCGTATGATTTTGTATTCAGACGGTCCATTTTGAAATTCAATCTCGACACGTGTACCTTTGCCATTGATGCTGTTAATCAGCTGTGGCTTGTTAATTGCACGATGCGGTTTACCAAACAACACAAAGGACAATGCATCAAGCATTAGACTTTTGCCGCTGCCATTGTGCCCGACGATCAACGTACTGCGGACATTGTCAAGGTCAATTTCAATTTCGTTGTCACCAACGCTTAGGAAGTTCTTGTATCTTAGTTTCTTAAAGACTAGCATATCAAATAGAATCAAGGGTTTGTGCTTCAACGTATAGCTCTTGAAGACGACGTTTAATTCGTTCTTTATCAAGAGTTGTGTCTACCGCATCGACGTATGTATTAAGAAGAGTAACGGTATCGCTGATATTGACATCATCGTCCGCAACATTATCAGCATTGTACTCATTTAGGTTTTCAACAATCTTGTACTCAAACGGTTCATTTGCTACAATCTTGTCAAGGTACTTGTCGAAAGCATAAGGATCTTTCTTACTTGCCACGATGATCTTAACAAAAGATCCGCGGACATGTGATAGGTCCATCTCTGCAACATCGGAGACTGGATTAATAAACAATGAATCATCATAAACTAATCGCTTAAAGATTGTCATGTCATTGCGAACCGGAAGCAGCTCTCGAGTGCTAGTGTCAAGAATATGGAAATACTTTGGATCATTGCAGTCAGCCCACGTTTGCTCAAATGGAACTCCAAGATATGTAATGTTTCCACGCGCGCTCTTTGTATGATAGTGTCCTGACAAGACCATTTCATAACGCTTGAAAAGATCAGAATCCATGCCGTGGCTAATCGCTGGCGCGCCTTTCATCATCTCAAATCCACAGAGCTCAAGGTGGCCGCCAAGAATTGGAGCATCAGCAGTCTCAATAAACTTTACGCTCTCTGCATAATTTTCAGCATTGATCCAAGGTAACAAGGCAATCCGCAAGCCGTCATATTCATTAACAGTTGGCTGCATGTATAGATTAACAACATCAGAATAATGCGTTAGGATTTCAACCAAGCTGCAAAGATCATTTGTGTTTTTGTATGCGACATCATGATTTCCACAAATAATATCCATCGTCAATTCGTACTGCCTCAATTTTTCAAGGAACATTTCGCGATTACGTCGCAGTACTTTGTAATTGATTACTCTACGATTATCATAGTAATCTCCAAGGTGGATGATCTTGGTTATTCCTCGATCACGAATGTATGGGAAAAATACTTCCTCGTAAAATCGTTCTGCATAATCAAGAAATATGTCGCTGCCGTTTTTGACTCCAGCGTGAGTGTCAGTAATGATTGCAATTTGCATCTTATTGAATAAAATCTGAAAGTGGACCAACACGTGCAGACTTTACAGCTCGCTTCGCTTGTTTCTTAGGTGCAGGTTCGCTGGCTGTTTCTTTTCGAATGTCATAAAATGCAGCGTTTCGTCTGCGAACCTTTTCAACAAGATTTTCGCCGATATGTGCTTCATCGTCATCCATATCAATGAAAGCGCCAATTGATCCGTTGTCAATCATTTTCATTTTGATATCCAACTGTCGCTTTTCTTTTGCAATTCGGCGGAGGAAAGCAAAGTAGCAAATTTGAGTAAAGTAGCCAAAAGCATTTGGAGAGCCGCCGCGTGTTTCCGCATTTGCGTCAAAATTCTTAAGAGCTTTAATACAGTCAATTACGCCGTCCATGACCATGTCTTCGCGGTATGGATAGCTTACGTAACTCGGGCTACGTGATAGCCCATTTGAAATTTTCATAATTGAAGTAGCAATGTAATCGTTTGGCTGAGGCGGATCACATTCGGCTTTCTTTGCTTCAGAAACTTTTATTGCATGCTCAATAACTGCAGCGCTCAAATCTTTATTGTTGACATAGTCATCGCCACGCGATCGTCTCTTCGTAGCAGTTTTTGTTGGTTTAGCGAGTACGCTCGTATCTTCGTTCATATTAGTATATTATTATAATATCACGCGCATGTAAATAACTTTTTTCTCTTTAATGAATTTTATTATTTACATCCTAAAGGACTACCGTTATAATAATATCAAGTTCGCTACTGTACTAACAGTTCTGCTATTTTCTTCCAATAATCTTCCGTATAACCTTTAGGATCAAGTGGCTGATGTATATTCATAGGTTCTCCGATATCCTCATCAGTATATGCCGAAACCTTTGAGGCAGTGAGGTAATCACAATAGTACTTTTTAAGGCGGATTGTAGCGATTGATTCAAACTCTACATGATTGGAATATATGATAGCCGGAGTTGCCACAGTTTCCCCAAGCGCCGCAGGCGCGAACAATATGTCATCGCCCGATTCAGATATGATTGAAGCATAGTTAAGTTCTACACCATTTTCGTAGATGTCAAGTACTTCGCCGATGATCACCTTTCCGCTGGATAGTCCATAGACTCGAATGTTTAGATCATTAATCTTAGATAGCAGTTCAGCAGATAGAGTCTTCATGGTAATTGTATTTCATATACTTTATGATCAAATTCTTCACGGGAATAAATTTTGATTCGTTCAATCGCATGTTTCATCGTGTAATTCTTTGTCTTTTTCCAAGAAAAATTGTCTGATATGTCATAGACGGTTGTTGCCCGTCCATCATCTGATTTACGCAGGCCTCGACCGATACTCTGTAATACTCGTATTTGACTTTTGTTTGGCGCCGCAAATATGATTGAATGTAGATTTTTAATGTTAATCCCCGTTGCAAAGGTTTGAGAACTTGCGACAATAATCACTGGAGGATTTGGGATTTCTACTTTAGTTGGTTTCATATTTTTTACAATTTTGAAAATGCCATCTTTTCATACAACTAGCGTTAATTGATGAAAAATTACAATGTGGACAAACTATTAACTCTCTATTAGCCCATCCTTGTTTAATTTTATCAATATCTTCTTGACTTCTTCCATTTGGCCACATTTCTTTGCCAGTGTGAATATCAGATAATTTTTTCCTAGTTTCAGCCGATCGTGTCTTACCTTTAGTCTTATCGCTAATTTTCTTTTTAGTTTCCTCGGAGCACGGTTTCCGCTTTATTCCAGTTTGCCATTCAGATAATTTTCTACGATGTTCGTCTGAAAATATAACACCCTTTTTAGATTCACTTATTTTTTGCTTAACTTCGTCTGTCCTAGCTTTACCCAATAAAGCTTTTCGTATTGCATTATTTCGCTTTTTCTTTACAGACTCATCAATGATAAAATCGCCCATCGGATTACCTTTATTTAGAAATTTGGGATCATGCATTATTTTCATTCGTCTAATCACTTTAGATTCCCAGCTTTTTGCCGATTTTGAATCGCTAAATGTTTTTCTGATTTCAATTACATCGGGCTTACCGTTTTCCAAAACAAAATCTTTTACATATGATGAAGATGAAAAATATGTAACCCATAGCTCATCGGGATGACAACCACATTCATACACGCAATATGCTTTAGATGCAGTACGAACTCCATAATACCAAACATTTAATTTTGACCACCCAATAAGATACGTATATGGAGTGTAAGTGTGAAGCATATTGATATTTATACTTTCGATGATATCCACTTTTCATCAATATCATCATCTGTAGTAATAGATTTTGCTTTCTTAGTGGTTTTATCACTTAGCAAAACATTATCTTCGGGCTGAAGCTTTATTATTTTTTTACCAAAATGTAGTTTAACTAAATGATCATGAGCGTCGGTTAATTCACGAATCTTTTCGCGATCTGTTGTAGCTACTTCGCCGCTAACGTAAAATACATGTCGCTCTTCACCAACCGCTGCTTTAATTTTTTCGTATAGCGGCTTACCGTGCTTTTGCACAAGGTTAAACAGTACCAGTGTATTTCCGCTTAAGCTTTTTGCAAGGTTCACAATAAAGCGGTTACGACCTTCGTGTGAAACAATAGCATCAATCTCAGCTTGATATTCTAGCTTTGAAACAATCTTCCGTAACTCATCTGGGTATTTCAACACAAGACACTTGATCTTAAGGTCAGCTAATGTTTCATTATCAATAAGTTCCTTTGTTGTAATGACTTTGTGAACAGGACCAAAGTTACCAATTAGTACACGCTCATTGCATACGCTACCATCGAGTGTTCCTGTTGTGCCAATACGATACATTGAGCGTGTAAGATTGCCCATGATTGTATTAAGCGACTTAGCTTTAAACAAGTGAGCTTCGTCACCAATCGTCATACCATACATGCTAAACCAACTCTTTGGCAAATTGATTGCGCTCTGCCACGTCGTAACAATTACACGTTGCGACATACCAATCTTTTCCTTACCGCTGTAAATTCGATGTACTTCCGTTTCAACATTAAACGAATCATCATGTGAACTATATTCACCAAAGTCTTTATACATCTGTTCGACCAAAGAAGTTGTTGGAACAACGATTAACACCTTATCTTCATGTTCTTCAAGATACCAACGCATCATCAAATAAATGATCAACGACTTACCTGAACCAGTTGGGCTAATAACTAAACTACGTTTTTCGGACAGCGCATGACTGTATGCATCGAGCTGATAATCATAAGGAGTGATGCATTGTCCGCGGAAACGAATATCACGTTCAATTGCACGTGTGACCAATTCTTTCTTATCAACTTGAAAAGTATCGCGCATTGAATCATCCACGCTAACTTCATAGTTGCGTGACTGTAGGAACTTCATTGCGTCAAGAACAAGTCCATACGGCAACAGCTGCGTGCGCGCGTCAAACAGATATATTTTTCCATTCCAAAGCTTATTACGATATGCGGGCATGAACTTATAACCATCAACGAAAAAGCTGAAGTGTTCATGTAATTCCATCAATGCTCCGCGATCATCGGCATTAAAATGAACTTTGGTTTCATCAACTTTGGATATCGTTATCATCATTTTTATTTTTCCATCTTCCGCTCTTTTCCCAAAATCGCGTTTTCTTAGCTCTTTCTGATTGTTCCTCGCTTCTTTCTTTAGCAGCTTTGCTTATTTTTGCTCTCACCTCAGGACGGCATGCAACATTGTTTTCTCTTTTACATCCACATTTAGAATTGTCCCGTTTATCCATTTTACCGTCAGACCACGCCTTTTTCATTCCGGCTATCTTATTTTCAGTTGATGCTAATTTGCCAAATTTTCTCTGATTGTCTTTATCATTAAAAACACAATTGCTTCTACCTTTAGACCAGCCTTCAGGAATTAACGAATCTTTAAGTATATATTTGTCGATTTGACCATCAGTAATCCACATCTTGTTTGACACCGTATCACCACCATCTCCTTCTTCAATTTTTAAGTTAGCCCAGTCATCTGATTGTACTACATCAAATTCAATACTCTTGGAAATGGCAAACTTCTTAAAATCTTCGTATGAAGCAGTTTCATAAATTAGCTCAGTTGCTATATCATCCCCATGTTTGGCCAAATGTTTTCTCCAGCGAGTGCCAGACCCTTTATATGAAGAATATGCTTCGCCTTCGCTTCTAGTATAACATAGATATTTTAAGCCAGTTACCACATGAGTCTTAATCATTAGTTTATGAGTTTTCATGTAACTATTTATAAATAGCCAAATTCAACCGTCATTATACTCCAGCAGTGAATCGTTTAAAGTCTAAAATGTTTTTAATTACAGTGTGTCTCCAACGTAAAGTGTCAAGAATTTCTTTTAGTGTTTCAACTATGTTTTGCTGATACTCAACAACCATTTTCAATTTTACTACGTCGGAGTCAGTGTCATAGTATATATCCATGTCGCTTTTGAGCGGTTTTGTCAGGCCGTTGAATGGATCATATGGCCAACCTTTCGCGTCCATTTCTTCTTTACTCATTTTGCCGTTGTAATACAGCCACTTGTCCTTCTTTAAGACTGCAAGTTCATGATCGCGCTTCTTTAGGCGAAGCTTAGCGTGGCTGTAGAGTTCAAGGTATTTAGCATGTAAACTCGCGCTCTTAATACTTGTCTCATCAAGATTCACTTCATCAATTTTGGAGTCAGCACCCCACATCACTAAGATATCATCTAATGTCATAATTTAATTATACAAACTCAAAACGATCATAACGAAAAGAAACATCAACGTATGCATATTCGACGTCGGACATCTGGGTATTAAACTCAACGGAACCTACGCTAGTTGGAAATGCATTTGTGAATCGCATTACTCGCGACACATTGTTATGGCTAGTCAAAAAGACCAAAGACATTTCACGAACGTCTAAAGTTTTAGATTTTGCATTAGTTAATATCCATTGATAAAGCTCATCATATACTTTAAGTTCTTCGTCAACTGCAATACGAATGCTTATTGGATCATATTGAATCTTTTCACCAGGTAGGAATCCATGTTGGTTACGATAGTGTAATTCAATTTCTGGAAGGTTAATACTTGGTAGTGTTGCTGATACCGCAAAGTATTCGGTATTTCTATAATCATTTCCGGAAATTTGCAACTTAAATCCAGTAAGCGACAGAAGATTTTTATTGGATGTTACCATAGTTGTATTTATAGACAAAAAGGGAGCTACCCTTTCGAGTAGCTCCCCATGAATATACGTTATCCGTTAAGGATTATGCAAGGTTTGCAACACCATTGTAACCAAATCCATTTGCGCCGGAAAGACCGGTAACAGTGAATGTACGGTAGTATGGGTTTGCGCTGTTGGTTCCAGTCTCGCTAGAATCTGCACCACCTGCAAATGGGTTCGCAACCATGCCGTAGCGAGTCTTGAAACCAATCTTAGGTTGGAATGTGTTAGAGTCAACTGCGCGAACCATAGTAAGTGGAACGTATGGGCAGTAGAACATACCAGCATCGTATGCGTTTGCACCCTTGTAACCTACAGTGATGTAGTCATCAGTGCTGAATGGGTCGATGAAGACCTTGAGGCGGCCGTTAAGAACACCCGCAAATACGTTACCAGTGTCATCAACGTTTAGGTTGGTGCTAAGTGCTGGAGCGTAGTTGAGAACACCAGATGCAGCAAGTGCGGAAGCAACGTTGCTGGAGCAGATGATGAAGTTACCCTTACCACGGCGTGTTGCCTTAGCAACCGCGTTGGCTTCAACATCAAGTTGGAAGCCAAGAGTCTTGAACTTTTCAACAGCCCAACGACCATCGGAGTCTTGGTCGATGTCGTAGTTACCGGAACCATTATAACCACCGGTCTTAGCCTTTAGGTTAACGGTTTCAATAACTTCACGGTTGATTTCAGCAAGGATTTCAACAGATAGGATATTAGCAAGTTCTGCTTCAGCATCAAGACCGTGAACAGCCTTGAGGTCCTGCGCAAGTTCCATGGTGTACTCAGCCTTAAGCGCACGGGTCTTTGCAGTAACCGTGGTCTTATCGACTGTGAAGCCCATTTGACCGAAACCACCTGTTGTAATAGGTGGTTCACCTGATGTCACACGACCAGTACGACCGATTTGAACAGTGCTTCCAGTGTTTGGGTCAACATAGCCGCCGTTTACACCGTTACCGGTGAGAGCTTCACCTTGAGCTGTTGTCACCTTACCAGAGAAGGTAGTATCTGGCTTGTTGAAGAGAGCTTCAGCGCTATTTGCACCGGAAGCATCCTGATATTGACTACGCATTGCGAAGATCAAACCAGTTGGCATGGTCATTGGCTGAACACCAGCAATATCATATGCAACGATGTTAGGCATTGCACGACGAACAAGGCTGATGAGAACTGGATCCCAGGTCTTGATTGCGCCAGAGCCACCGCCTACGTCGGAGCCGCCAATTGTGTTACCTTCGGTTAGGAAGGATGAGTGCGCGCGTTCTTCAGCAAGAGCTTTCTTTTGGTTCTCAAGAAGAACGGCGGTGATTGCACGACGGTAGTTATCCTTGAACTTAGGTGCGTCTGGCGCGTCAAGTACCGGTGCCCAATTTTTTTGTGCGTTATCGGAGTTAAACATAATAGTCTATTTTCTTTGTTGTTGTTTTGGGGTTTGGGAAACCGTTATCTTATAGAAGGTCGGCAGTTACTGCCTTGTTCATTCTTGATAGAGCGGTCAAATAGGATTTCATTTCAGGAGATAGGTTGTCATTCATTGACTCTCCTTCAACGATTGTTTCGGTACTGATGAAAGAATCATCGGCGCCTTCGGTTAATGTTGTATCTTCAGTTTCTTGCGAGCCGTTAAGGTAGAATTCCTTGATGGTTTGTACCTTCTTGCGATAGGTAGCTGCATCAACAAATTCAATGTCTTCAACGAGCTTTTTCAGTCTGTCGACTTGTGTATCTGCGAGACCAGTGGAAGCTTCTGTTACAATCTGTTCGCGAACAAGTGTATCAACACGGTCTGCAAGAGATTCTGCGATGCGGCTAAACTTCGCGCATTCTTCCTTTAGGTTGTTATTTTCAGCTTCAAGCTGAGCAAATAGGTCAACCTTACTGTCAGGTACGTCGACATAGTTTTCGACGAATACGGTCTTCAATGCCGAGATGAAGTTTTCGGCAAGTTGGGTGCGTAGTGAAGATTCGACTGCAACCTTGTTCTCTTCCATCCAGGATTCAACTGCATAGGTGAGATAGCTGTCAACTTGTTCTTCAAGAACGCTCTTAACGCTTTCAACTTCTTCAGACAGACGAGTCTCATACTGTTCAGACAAAGTAGCTTCGATTTCGTTAACCTTAGCAGATACTGCAGCTTCAAAAATGATAGCAGCTTTATCTTTAAATTCTTCGGTTAAACCTTCTTCGCTTTCAATTAGACGAGTGATATCTTCGGATTCAAATGATTCTTTCATGCCATACTTAGCTTTGATGATTGACTTAAGCTTTGCAGCATCAGTCTTATTTAACTTACCAGCTTTAGTAATACGACCTGGAGCACGCGATAGATCTTGTGGTCTACCATCATTTTGATTGTTTGAACGCCCAAAACGGATTTTGTCAAATCCATCTTCAAGGTCTTTTGCAATCTTTTCGCCGCCTGGTTGCTTCTTGATCTTAGAAAGAATATCAT